CCTGTTTTAGATAAAAAAATCGCGTCCAAATTTGCCCACGCAAAAGCCTTGCATATTTTCAAACTCACTATTTTTAAGCGTGTTTTTTTTGTGATTTCTATTCGTTGAAAAATGTATTTTTTCAAAAATATTACATTTGAGAAGCGTCTCGTATTTGGAGAAGGCAAACACTGTAAATGCCCCCTCCTTAATGGTTTCAACGCTCTTCGCTCCGTCATAAGCGCGAGCGTTGTACATTGCAATTTGGTTTCTTGTTAGCGTCTTCATTTTTGCCTTTTCATTTTAAAATTAGTTTACTGCTATCCATTCGCCGTTCCAAGCTTGACCGTTCAAGTACCATACGCCTTTGACTTGGCGTATATCGGTATTGGGAAGAGCATTCAAACGCTCTTTAGTGACGTTTGTTTGCCAGCCCGCATTAGTTATCTCTAGCTTGCCAGTGATTAAGCTTTTACGGGCTATTAAATTGCCGTGTAGGCTTAGATTTACGAAGTCGCCAGATACATAGACGCGACTGTTTGATATGCTCAAGTTTCTGCCAGCTGAAAAAGCTGCTTGCATTTCGTGTGTTATATTTCTCATAACTTTATACTTTCCTTTTAGTTTTTTTTATGTTTTATTCAGTCCACAAAAAAGTGTGATTTTATCATAATTTTTTTGCTTTCCGCCGCCCTTAGTGTTGTAGCACTTTGGGCGGTCTTTTTTTTACAATTTTCTAAGTTGCCTTTTCCGATTGTGTTTGTAGTGTTGCATATTCGGTTTGTTTTGTCAATATCTTTTTTACAAACTATTTCACAAAAAAATTTTAAAAAAGCTTCAAGCTCTTTATTTGTCGGATAAAGAAAGCTAAAAATATTTTTACAAAAATTTGTAAAAAAGATATTTCAACGCGATTTAGGCACAAAAAAAGAGTGTCTTAAATTCACACTCCTAAAAAAATAAAATCTATCAAATTTATTAAATTTTAATCCTCGTCACTCACAATGATTTTCCTGGCTTTTTCTAAAGCTGAATCTCTAACAAAAGCTTGAAAAGGCATATTTCCAACAAGACCCGCCGCCGTTTTTATTATGTTGTATTCATTTGCGTTCAATCCGACATTGTGAATTTTTCGCAGTTCTCTAGGCTCTATCTTTTTTCTTCCTCCGCCTTTGTAGCCTCCACGCATTCCTGCGTACTTGCTCTTTGTTGCTTCGACTTTCTTTTTCATTCCTCAAAGCTCAATATTTTCTTTGCATATTGTCAATGTCTTTTAGTTCAGTTTTCCCTCCGTCCTCTTTCGACTTTTTTCGACTTCAATGGATTTCAATGGATTTCTATAGGTGCTCAATGGATTTCTTACGATTTATTCTTGCTTTTGCCAAAATTATCCTTGACATAAATAATAGAATTAAAAGAAAGCCGTAAGGCTAGTAGCGTAAGCGCCCGTTTCTTTTACAAAGAAGTCAACCGATGAGGCGAGCGTAAGCGAGACAAGCGACGTCAAAGACGGCGAGACTTTCCTAAGCAACACAAGCACACAATCAACCAAATCAATCCAAGAAATATGCAAGCTCTAAATCCTCAACAAGAAGAATTTTGCAAGCTATATGTAAGCGGTACAAAGGCTTCTCAAGCCTATAAGCAAGCATATTCTAAGCCTAATATGAAGCTTTCCTGTTTGATTGCTCTAGGCTCTAGGGTGTTGAGAAAGAGCTTTATACAGGCACGTGTGAAAGAGCTACAAGATTTGAATGTAAAATTATCTATGAAGACCAGAGAAGACCACATAAAGAAGCTTGAAGAAATAGCGTTCGATAGCGACGCGGACGCTAGAGATTTGATTAAAGCAATCGAAGTATTGAATCAAATGAAAGGCTACAACTTACCTAAGCTTACTATGCAAAAGATGCAAGTTGAGTTTGTCGAAGGTAGAGCATTGCCCGTAAAGAGTGGAACTAATACCCTCACTGGAGATGGCTCTAATACTGCCATAGAAGACAAGCAAGGCAATGTGTAGGCTATTTGTTGGCAGTAGATAAGCTATGAATAGCGAAGAAAATATAGGTATTGCTAGGGGGAATTGCAAGAGACTCCTTTTGCCCAACAGAGAGGGTGGGGACAAAAATTCGCATTCGATTCGCGTGGGGGGAGAGAGGCTTCAAAACTTCCATAAAATAAATCGCTCTGAAAAATATGTGAGCAATACAAATGAGAGAGAGCAAAAAATTGACAGCTCTAAAAAAGACTTCCGCAAAATAAGTATAAAAAATTTTTCTATCAATCAGAAGACGGACACTAAACACGACGGAAAGGATTGGAGGCATTCTAAGGTGAAGGGCACTAAGAAGGCTAAAGATTTTTACCGACGGAAAAAGAGACCGTTTGATGAGTATAGATGACCAAGAAGGTATAACAAAAGTACAATTTACCCCCACGTTTAAGAGTGTCGTTGAAGGCATTGTTAGTGGGTGTCGTATAGTAGCAGAAGAAGGCAGTATGCGTAGCGGTAAGACCTACGCCATATTACAAGCTTTGATTTTATTGAGTTTTTCTCCAGAGCAATTTTGTGAGGTGGCTGCCAAAGCATTGGGAAAGACTCAAGAGGAGATAAAAAAATCCTTAGCTTTTTTATTGGCTAAAAAAAATGGCTTTGCCATTAAAGCTTTTAGAAAAAAATCTACAACTGCACGTCAAAGTATTTGGAAAGACGCAAAGAAGATTCTTGCTGATATGGGCTTCTTAGACCGTTGCAAAGTCAACGAGACTATGATGACTGTTAATTTCAGCAATGGCAATGAGTTTATGTGTTGTGGTGCTGATGAGCCAGACAAGTACCATTCCGTTGCTCAAGATATTGTTTATTTTTGTGAGGCGATAGACTTTAAAGAAGAGGTTTTTAATCAAGTAAATGGTAGAACAACTTTTTTAGTTATCATAGACTTCAATCCTAGAGTAAGTAGGCACTGGGTTTACACAAAAATCCTTAAAAGACCCAAGAGTGAATTACATCACCATCATTCTACATACAAAGATAACGCTTTTTTAGAGCAAGCGCAAGTTGATGAGATTGAAAACTGGCAACCTACTCCAGAGAACTATGCAAAAGGCACGGCAGACGCTTGGCTATGGCAAGTTTATGGCGAAGGCAAGCGAGGAATTAGAGAGGGCGTAATATTCGACCCTAGAAGTTGGGACATTTGTCCAGATGACGAATTTCCTCACCCTCATAATTGTTTGAGATATGGGTTTGGTTTGGACTTTGGTTTTGGTATAGACCCTACAGCCCTCATAGAATGCGCGTTATCGAATGACATACTCTATTTGCGCGAAGTTGTGTATGAAACAAAGTTATTAGTTCAAATAAATACAGGCGCGCGTTGGCAAAGGTCGTTGATTGGAATTTTATACGAGAAGAATTTTAAGAAAGACGATGTGATTATTGCAGACAGTGCAGCTCCAGAGAGTATAGCGCAAATGGTTTATAGTGGTTTTAACTGTAGAGGCGTAAGAAAGTTTGACGGAAGTATTGTCGAAGGCTTACAACGCATTAAAGGGCGTAAAATTAGAGTGTGTGAATCGAGCTTAGGCGTTCAATATGAGTTAGAAAATTACTGTTGGAAATCTAACAAGAGTACAGGTGAATCTTACGACATTCCAGACGACAAAGACAATCACGCTGTTGACGCAATAAGATACTGGGGGCTTGAAAATTTAAGTCCGAGCCAGACCGCGCAACACAGGCAAAGACATAGACCCAACATAACACAGGGAAAGAAACGTAAGAAGTGGTAATTTGCTATTTTAAAAATGAAAACAGAAATTTACATAGAGAAAAGACCCTCGAAAATTTATTATGCGATTTGTGCAATAGAAAATTCTGGCACTAACATCTGGGATATTACGAGTTATGACGCTTTTGCTAGAAGTGTTGGTAAAGATGTATGGGTAGTCAAAACAGATGATATTGTTTGTGGCGTTGTAATGATAGAACACGCAGAAACTGGAATTGTTATAAGTTTATTAGCTAAGAAAAATTTTAATCCAAAGACATTTTTAATGGCGTGGGAGAAGATAAAATCCACGCATATCCAAACAAATCCAAGCAACACCTATAGAAATCCACAAATGTCGATGGAAATCCAAAATCCTAAGTTGCAAAGACTAGCTCTAAGACTTGGTTTTAAGAATATACAAAACAAATTTATTTTTTCTTAGAAAGGATTTTATGCCAAAGCCACAAGTATCAACCCCCACAGAAATGCCCGCAATGGCAGCAATCACTCGTGACAGCAACCCTTCTGTTGACGAAGCTTTGAAGGCTGAAAAAAAGCGCATAAGCCTACAGCAAGGACGTGCTTCAACTTTATTGAGTTCTAGTTCTGGTGGAATGTTTAACTCTGGCAAAGGTCTCTTAGGTCAATAATTAAATGGTAGATGTCGAAAGAGTTTTAGCCGTTGTATCTGGCTTAGAAAACTCCCAAGCAAATTGGCAGGGAGCGTGGAACGAATGTATCAAATATTGTTCGCCACAAAGCAAGATGTCTTCGGAGATGGACTCTGACGGAGAGTACCACCCTGCGCCTGTGAATGGCACTGGAATCAGAGCTTGCAATTCTTTGGCAGGAAATCTTTACGCAAACGGCTGTGCTGTTGGACAAGAATGGTTTGCCTTCTCGGTGAATTTGCCAGAGAAAGATATAAACCGCGCAATGACAGATTGGGCGATTACTGCGAGCAAAACTACTTTAAGATATTTAGGTGCTAGTAATTTCTATTCAGTGATTCAGCACACTACACAAGACTTTTCTTTACTTGGCACTTGTTGCGTTTTCTCCGACTTTGTAAAAGGCTCTTTGATGTATAGGAACTTTCCTATCAATCATAATATTTTTATTCAGACAAATGACAGAAACGAAGTTGATACTCTTGCAAGAAAATTTAAGTACACTGCAAAGGAAGCATACCAAGCTTTTGGTGATAGAGTTTCCGAAAAAATTAGGTCGAAAATTACAGAAGGAAAAAATACAGACCTTTTTGAATTTGTACAATTCATATACCCCCGCTCGGTATATGGCGAAGCAATAGATAGAAGCAAAAAAGACAAACTCAATATGAGTTTCGGTTCTGTTTTTATTGAGGTTGCAGAAAAGAATCTTGTCAAAACAGAAGGCTTTACAAAATTCCCATTCGCTGTAGCTCGCTTTTATGCAAGTGCAACGGAGGCTTACGGACGTTCGCCTGGAATGAATGCAATGGAAGATATTAAAACATTGCAACGTGTAGAAAGTGATATGTTGGACGCTGCTGAATATGCAGGGAATCCTGCAATCATTGTTGACGACAGAGCGGAAGAATTTAGCACAGAGTGTGGAGCTGTTAATAGAGTCTCTAACTTCAATTCTCAAATGTGCAAAGTCATAGAGCTTGGCAACAATTTAGTTGTAGATGAGAAAACTATTCTACGCAAAGAACAAGCTGTAAAAGAAGCGTTCTACTACGATTTATTTATGCACTTAGAGCAGCACAAATATATGACTGCTCGTGAAGTTGACGCTCGTGAATTGCAGAAAGCACAAAGCATTGCTCCTGTTGTGACAAGTTATCAAAGTGAATTGTTAGGTGCTATTTTGAAGCGTACTTACTTTTTATTACGCGCTAAAAAAATTATTCCTGCGCCTCCTGCGGGCGTTAAAGACGAAGATGTGAATGTAGTTTATACTTCACGTTTGAATAGCTTATTAAAGCAAGTAGAAGTTGCAAATTTAATGACCGCTTTAAATCAAGCAGCGGGACTTTTCCAATTCTTAGGACAATTCCCAGACGCTAGATACTACATCAATGTCAACGAAGCTTTGGATTCGATTGCTTATGGCAACAACATAGCCCCTGGACACTTCTATACTGCACAAGAAACAGAGAAGATGATTGAAGCGGCAGAGGCAAAGCAAGCAGAGAGAGATAGATTAGACGCTATGATGGGCAAGATAAAGCCTGTTGACACTCTTAAATCTCCACAACCTGGCTCTATGGCAGAAACTATGCAAAACACTTTCGGAGGAACTAACGCTTATGGCAGATAACGTAGAAAAAATCAAAGACGAAAATGAGAGAGAGAAACTTTTTAAGGAAGTTTATCAATCGAAAAACGGCAGAATAGTTTTAGACCACATTATGAATAATATGTGCAAAATAAACACTTCTATGGTCAATCCTACAGATACTACAACCCAAGCATTCTTCTATGCAGGAGGACAAAGTATAGGCTTTAGAATTAAGAAAATTTTAGAAAAGGAACAATAATATGTCAGACCCTAATAATACCAACACAAACACTAATACAAATACGAATCAAGACCCTAACAACAATAATGGAGGTGCTTCAACTGTTGTAGATAATGCGTTTTTAGATTCTATAAGTGCAGAGCATAGAAATGAAAATATAGGCAAATTTAAAAGCGCCAACGATTTGGCAAAGAGCTATAATGAGCTATCTAAAAAGCTTGGGCAGAAAAATCCTTTGCCTCCTACAGAGACTTCTACAGCAGAAGAAAGAGAGGCTTGGTTTAAATTAGTAGGTCGCCCAGACAAAATAGAAGACTACGATTTTGATATAGACGCAGATATTAAACCATATCTTGACCAAGAATATTTTAACGCGGTTAAGAAAAGAGCGTTTGAAGACTTAGGGCTTACTAAGAAGCAGTTTGAAGAGATTGTAAAAATTCGCTTTGACGAACATCGCAATACAGAAGAGTTCACAAGAAAGCAAATTCTTGCTAAAACTGAAAGCACAAGAATAGCCCTACAAAAAGAATGGGGTGAAGACTACGAGCCTTATATCAAAGAGATAGGCGACATTGCTAAGGAGAACAACGTATATGAAGTTCTCTCGCAGACTGGTCTATTGAACGATGAGAGCTTCTTAAAATTTATGCACTCTTGCGCGGGCAATATGAATGAGGGTGGTACTCCATCAAAAATGGACACTGCGAATATGCAAACACAACTTGACGCTATCACTTCAAGCGACGCTTACAAAAACACTGGTCATAAAGACCACAAGGAAACAATGAAGCGTGTGTTTGAATTAAACGGCAAGATAGCAAAACGCAAAGGCTAAAAGCCTTTTTAGTTCTTTTACAAAATTTAAAAATCCTACTCGAAATTCTTTTGAGTAGGTAACCCACAGAAAACAGCACAGGCTAAGACAACTCCAAAAGAGCCTTTCGCAAGTGCAAGTATAAAGCCCCGTTTTTCACTAAACGAACGTATTTTTTAGCTGATTTTTTTAAAAGAAGTCAGTGCTTCGCAATAAGAATTAGAAGCTAAAAAATACTTACGTCCTCCATATTGGTCTGATTTCGGACTCGCGTATTCTTATACGCCACGCCTCATCAGACGCAATAGCTCGGACTTTCGTTTAGCGAAAAGAAAAAGGATAAGCTTGCAAGTGGAAATCATAGATTAACACAAAAACGAAAGGTATTATTATGTTAAGTAATAATCATTGGAAAACACACTATCAGCCTATTACAGATATTCTGTCTGGCTCATACAAGGCATATGACATATACAACTTGTCGAAGCCTTATGCTTGCACTGGCAGAAAGGATTATATCGACGGAGTTTTGCTCGACGGCAAAGACTTGACCGATATTCCAACCGCAAATCTTTACACAGGCAAAGACTATAACGCAGAAGCTGCAGCGGGCAAAACTTTTGCCAACTGGTCTAAACAGTTTACTCCATTTATGGACGTTGACCGTTCCAGAATCGCTGTCACTCCTAAGCTCATTGAAGCGGGTTCTTCTTTCAAACATAACGAAGAAGACTTGATGATGGCTGGCGCAAATCCAGAAAGTGATGTGGCTCGCAATATCATTGCTTCTTTCAGACGCAAAAAGGCAATTATGTTTATCAATGCGCTTAACGCTGCTTCGGTGCGTGAAAGTAAAGTGGTAAAGAATGGAGGTACAGGCGAGTATGAAGATATTGAGAATGCAAAGGCATTTCCTACTGCTCAAAAGTACACAACTAAGCAAGCTGGCTATATCGCAATCGAGGACTTGACTGCCCTCTCTACTAAGACCGCAGACAATATGACTGATGATGAGCAGTGGTATTTGTTGATTAGTCCAACTCAAAAAGAGTTGATGATTAACAACAACATTGACCACTTGTTCAGCAAAGACTTTGTCACAAGCGGTTCTCTTGAAGACGCAAGACTGCCACGCTTTATGAACTTCATTATGATTGCACACCCTCTTATGAATCTCCCTGCATTCAACAAGAAGTTCTTTGCGTTCACTAAAGATGCGATTGCTCAAGCAAACTTCACAGGCATTGATTTTAATGTTGGTGAGTCTACGGACAGACGCTTCGAGAAAGTGATTTACTACAGCCAAAATCTCGACTTCCAAAGAAAAGACGACGGCAAAGTAATTCAAGGTACTGTTGCGTAAAAAGAAAATTTCAAAGAGCAACTTGTTCGCTCTTTTGTTGGTAGAAAAATAGAGTGGCTTGGAGGGTTTTTTCATTCCCTCCGAGCTACTTCTCAAAAAAAAGAAAGGAGGATTTTTAATGGCGCTCACAAAATACAATGAATTAAATACTCTTACAGAGATTGCTAACGCTTCTTTAGTCTTGGTCAAAGAACAAACTATTACAAACATAGATTCTGACGAAGAAAAGGCTGTTAATTTGCGTCAAATAATCGCTCCTACAATATTTGAAGTGCAAGGCTGTACAGAATGGTATGAGCTAAGTAAAGAGCAAGAGCTTATTCTTGCAAGCTCCACGCCTACACATCAAGGGTGGAAGTTCCATATTCCGCAAAATGTTTCAAAAATAGAAAAGGTATTCACTCCTTGCGGAAGCTCCCTAGAATGGGAAATAGATGGGCAATTTATTTGGGCAAGACACGAAAAAGTATTCGTGAAATTTTATAGAAAAAGTTTGAATCCTGCCGAGTGGTGCGACGAGTTAAAGAGCTTAGTTGTATTGTTATTGTCTGCAAGAATTGCAACTTATTTAAGCGAAGACTTCGCGCTTGGTATGAGGCTCGAAGACCGCTACAACGCAGTGGACAAGCCACGCTTTATCAATCTAAAAAACATCAAACGCTCTAGTACCGTTTATAAACCAAGACTTTTTTCTTGGAGAAGGAATAGAAAATACAGATGAAAAACGGAGCGGGTTTAGTTAAATTTTCTTTCAACTCTGGCGAGGTGAGTCCATACATTGCTATCAGAAGTGATTTGCAAAAATACAATGCTTCGTGCAAGCGTATTGAGAATTTTATCATCACCCCTCAAGGAGCTATTAAGCGTAGAAAAGGAACAAAATTCTTAGCAGAAATCAATAATACAGACATAGCAGAGTACAGGGTTTTGCCATTTGAATTTAGTTCTGCACAAAGCTATATCGTTTTGTTAGCTAAGAAAACTGACGGAGAAACTTTCATAAATGTTTATAACAGTGAAGGTATTTTAAAAGCCGAAAATATTGAAGCTCCTTTCACTAATAAAGACATTAGAAAAATTCAGTACGCGCAAAGTTATGATGTGCTTTTCTTGACTCACGGAGAGGTATTTCCTCAAAGACTTTGCAGATATGCAGACGATGATTGGAGGCTTGAAAATTGCGATATTAGAATACAGCCTACAGACGAAACGCCTATAGCAAATTTATCAATATCAGCCGACATACCTTCTTGGAACAAAGCGACTGCGTATAACTCTGGCACTATCGTCTATAACGCAGGAACAACTGCAAGAATTTCTGCTGTTTCTCTTGGTATTTGGAAGTGTGCTTTTGTGCAAGGCATTGGCTATAGGACTTGGTTTTGGTTAAAGATTACGCTAGGTGCAAATCACGGAGTTATTATAGGAGACTCTCTCAATCTTGCAGGAATAAGCGGAAATGCAATTATGAATTTTGACCAAAGTATGATTCCTGTGTATTGGGATTTTAATGTAAAGTCCACAATAGGCGAAGTTGCAGCGGTCGAGAACGACGCCGTATATACTTTTGTTGATTTGCAAGTGCAAGAAAGGCTTACAGGGATTCCACCGTCGCAGTATGCTCAAACTTATTACATTTCTGCGGGAGCGGGTACTCCAAATCAAATGTATTCAGATTACACGATGTCGAGGATTACTAATCAATTCTCGATAAGCTCTCAAAACAATATCGCTGTCGTAAATCAGCCTACTTTTTATCAAGCCATTGCGCCTATCACTGCAAACACCACTGAATTAGCGGATTCAACTAAGTGGAGGAAAAGAGATTCTTTGAGTGAGAATATTTTTGTGAGAGCTTCGAGAGAATATTTCACAGAAGATTCGGTAGGCGATTTCTTAGAGCTTAACTATGGACAAAACCAAGTAATCAAAGGTTCTTTTAGCACAGGCGATAAAGGCAAGACTTCAATTTCGATTGTAGCGAGTGGACAAATTACGCTTATTACTGACGGAATCTGGGACGGAGTTTTAGAATTACAAGAATCCACAGACGAAGGTGTCACTTGGAATGTAATACACACTATTACTTCTGTTAAAAATTCAAACAATGAGAGGGCTACAAAAATGCCTTCGGCTACAAGTTCTCTCGTTCGAGCATTTATGAAAGAACGTGGCAGTGCGCCTAGCGATAATGGCTGTACATACACACTATCTTCGGCAGGAAGTGCTAAATGTTATTTGAAAGTAATAGAAGTAATAGACGAGTACAGAGCAAGAGTAGAATTACTTACGCCTATTACTAAATTGTTTGCAGCAGAAACTGTTTTTGCGGGCGCTTGGTCTGTAAAGGGTGGCTATCCTAGAACTGTTGCGATTTATGAAGAAAGGCTTTTCTTTGGCGGAAGCGTTGCAAAGCCTAATACGATTTGGGGTAGTATGATTAATGAGTGGAACAATTTTGAAATTGGAACACTTGCTACTAGCTCGGTATGCTTTACACTTAATAGTGGAACTCTTGACTCTATTCAATGGATTTATCCTAAACAGCACTTGTTAATTGGCACGGATAGAAACGAGTGGTCTCTTGGCTCACGCAACGAAACACAGGCGCTTACAGGCGAATCTGTATTTGCTAAAGTAGAGTCAAACTATGGCTCTTATTCCTATAGAGCTATTCCTGCGGAAGATAGTTTAATGTTTATTCGTGCAGGAGGCTGTAGGGTTGCGAATGTCACATACGATTTGGCAAAAGAAGGCTACACTTCTGACGATATGAGTGTTCTTGCAGAGCATTTATTTGATACTAAAATCAAAGAAGCATATCAGCAAGTTGTGCCTAATGGCGTTTTGTGGGTACTTTGCGACAATGGAAGTATTGCGACTTTTACCTATATGCCACGCCAAGAAGTAATGGGTTGGAGCAGACAAAGTTTTGGCGATAGAGTCGAAAGCTTTTGCATAATTAGAACTGATGATGTTGATAGCGTAATGCTAGTTGTGAGGCGCGGTGATAAAATATTTTTAGAAGCGTTAAGCGAAAATAACGAAAACTATATAGACTGTTTTGGTTCTGAAAACCCTACGCCCTACACTTCGATAGTAGAGCCTGTTCCGTTGCTTTTAGATGGAAGAGAAGCTTATGGAAAAAATTTAATACTCAAAGGAATTAGTCTTTGGCTACACAAGTCAAGAGGCGGTTCTGTAAGCATAGACGGAGGTAAGTCTTACACTGCCATAGAAGTTTATATGGGCAAATCTTATAAGACTACAGACACGAGCGGAGAAGTTCAATTAACACTAAATTCTGGTTATAGAACTACTGCTGATGTTTCTATAAAAACTAACGCCGAACACCCATTCAACCTTATGGCGATTGGAGTTGTTGGAAATAAATTAGGAGGACAAAGATAATGCCACAAGTAGCTCCAGTTGTAATGATGGGCGTTGGAATGGCAACGTCTCTTATAGGAACAGGCGTAAGCATTTATACGGGAATGCAAGGCGCTAACGCTCAAGCAGAGCAAGCTCGTATCAATGGAGAGTTGTCTGCAAGAGAATCTTTACGTCAAGCAGAGGTTGAAAAGAATGCAATGGCAATCTCCGAAGACGAAGCTCGCAGACAAAATAAGCGCAGGAAGGCTTCTATGGAGGCTGGCTATGCGAAAGGTGGCGTTGCTCTTTCTGGCACTCCTATGGCTTATCTCTTAGAGCAAACAGAAGCCGACGAATTTAATATAGAAATAGCAAAGTGGAACTCTAACGAAAAAATAAATGCACTGCTTACAAGTGCGAACAATGCAAAAATTTTAGGAGCTAACACTGCGTCTTCTTACAAGTCCAGTGCTATAGGAAGTGGTATAGCTCAAGGCATAGGATTTGTTGGAAGCACTGCAATGAACTCGGCTTCGTTTTTTAACGACTATTTGAAAACAAGTCCAGTAGGCGACAACAAAAAAACAACAACACCCGAAAAATAAGAATTATGAAAAGAACAGTATTTTATATTGCGGAAAACTTAGAGCAAAACGCACAAATGCTTTTGCTTAGGCGTACAACAAAAGATTTTAGAGGCAAGCGTATGACCAAAATCTGCGGAGCGACTTCACCTATAAATATGAGAGGCGCTTACGCTTTTGTATATTTTGATTCAAAGTTTGCTAGTGTTGCAAAAGATTTTGAAAAAGCAGGAGCTAAAATTGTCTTTGCAGAAATGGTAAAGAGAAAGAAAAAAACTGCTCAAGCTAGTGTACAAGTAAGTGCTCAAGCAAGTGAGCAAGTAGATGTACAAAAAGAAGAAACTCCTGTAGCAGAAAATCCTATCGAAGCGACTATAGAAGACAGCGTAGAAGCTCCAGTTGAAAAAGTTGTAGTGAAAAAAGTAGCAGTAAAGAAAACTGCGACAAAAAAGACCGCTAAAAAGAAAGCATAAAAACTATGGCAGGTGGCAACATTCAAGGTTTTGACCCAAGCGTAAAAGGCAATCTCCAAGCCCAAGACGGCAATAAGGGGGTTGGTATGGATTGGAATCAAAACAACATAGCTAGAGAGGCTGACTCTTACGAGAATGTCGGCAAGGCTTTGGGTGTGCTTGGAGATAAAATGCAACGCTATGCAATTCACGAGAGAGACACTCAAATGCAAGCGGACATTGTTGCCATAAATCAATTTAGAGCCACAAAGTATAAAGAGGTTTTAAATGCCCTTGCAGAGCGTACAGACATTAACGACAAGGATTCATACCAAAAAGAATTTGAAAGGCTCACAGCCCTAGCAGATGACGCGGTTGATAAGGAATACAAGGCAAATGCGCGTTGGTATGATGACAGTGTCCGTTTTGTTCAAGCGGAATCAAGAGAGACTGCGACAATGGCTTTAGCTGTAGGTTTTGGACAGCTCATAGAGAAGAACAATAAACGTACAGAAAATATAGCTCAACAAGAATTGTCTAACGGATATGAATACAGAAATTTTGAATCTGTAAAAAAAGCAGTGTCTATGTTCTCTAAATTTAAGACTCCAGAGGAAATGGAATATCTTAAAAAAGAGATACGCAGAAATTGGGATTTGAATGAAGTAAAACATAATCTCGAAAGCATACAAAGCATTTCAAACCCTGCCGAAAAAAGAGAGGCAATGCTCAACTTCCATACAATGCTTAATGATAGAAAATTTAGAGCGTTGACTGACGGAGATTATGCGAGGGTGGGAACTAAGCTAAATGCAACTCTTATAGATTTTGATAGGCACGATTTCGCAAAAAATATTGAGGCAGAGTATGAGCTATTTTCCATTGCAAAAAACGATGAAGAAAGAGCTACAATCTTAGAGAAGATAGGTAAAAGTATAGATGACGCAGACTTTCTTCTTGAAGGCGATAGAAACCTACACAAGGCAAGGCTCGACTCTGTGCGCAACAAGAAAGATGTCAATATTGCTTACAAATACATAACGACATCTCTTAATGAAATCCAAGCAAGAAGCTCCATAGATTATGTCGATACAGAGTGCGAAAAACTCAAAGAATATATCAATAATTCCGAAGCTCTTTCTGACGAAGACAAACTATTGCGTACTGCTAATGTCGATAAGTTTCAAAAAGATTATAGTATGCAACTTTATAGACAAAGTCTTGCAGCTAAAAAAGACGCAGACAGCGTTGCCAGAAATGGCGTGATAGAAATGCTCAATGATGTTCGCAATACTGGCGTTATAGACACAGGCAAGTACACACAATTTCAAGGCGCTTTGACAGAAGGAAATCGCCCTTACAAAAGCACAGAAGAAGAACGAGAAAGTTTTGAATCTGTGATGCGTAGCATTAACGTCGTGGACTTTAACAAGGAAGACAAAGATGGAGGAAAGCTCGCAACTCTTGCAATGTGGACTTACAATAACATTAACGACGAAGGTTTACGCAAGAGAGTATTCCAAGAATTATTTGACAATCAAAAAGGAAATGGCGTTGGAATAAGTAAAGGCGATTACAATCCATTGAGAGCTTTTGCTGCTAGAACTTTTGGCAATGGTGCAACTGTTGCAGATTATGGGAAAATGCTAAAAAAAGACCCTGTAGCAATGACTGTTTACAGAAAGCTACAAGACTATGTTGCTGATATGGGCTATGAAGACAGCGACATAGAACAAAGATTTAAAGATGATAACTTTGTGCTGTCTTTGCAAAATTATTTGAAATCTAACGAGCTTCTCAAAGACAAAACTCCAGAAGTACAAATAGAAAAAATATCTAAAAAGGCAGACGCTCTTTCTGTGCCTAAGAAAAATATAAATCACTACTACGATGAGAATAAGGTAGTAGCCTACAATATGAGCGACGAAGGCAAGAAAGCTAGAGAAAGTGCAAGAAAAGAAAAGGAAAAAATAGAGCAAGAAAATGCTAACAAAACATTACTTAACTATCTTGGCGAGGAGGAAAAATAATGGATGAAGTAATAGAAAATTCTTCTTTAGATACTCCAGCTCTCGATACGACTTATCTTGAAAAGAATAGAGATGAGTTGTTAAGCAATCCAAGGTATCTTAATCGTAAGCCTGGAGCAAGCGACGTAATTGCTAATGCTCGCACAGTAAATTCTTTTGACTTAGAAAAGTGGAGCAATGAGAAAGAAGACTTGTCGCAGTACGACGCAATCTATGACCAGATGAGCGACGAAGGCAAGAAAGCGGTTGATACATTAAGAGAAATTGAAAATGTAAAAAAATACTACAGCGAAGAAATCCGCAAGGAAGACCTTTTTAGAAAAGCACATCTTCTATCAAAAAAAGAAAACCTCACAGATGACGAGCTTGACGCAGTATTGTTGAAATATCTTGAATACCAAAAATTCAAAATGGACGGAGAAAATACCGTCAACGATGTTGTGTATAAATCTTTTAGCACTCACGACAAAAGAAAGTTTTTAAAAGAAACAGTAGCCCCTGCTTTTGACCAGATATTCACACGACCAGAAGATTATATCAAATACATTGATATGAGTGATGAGGATAGGCGAAAGGAATTTAAAGAAGAATGGGAAAGCGCATATAAATATACCACAACATACACTCGCTCGCCTGTGGCGGGTTTTGGTGGCACTGGTAGAGTTGTAAATAAAGATTACAAAGAACCCACAGAAGAAAACTATCAAGAGTGGCTCACTAAAAAAACTATAGGAATTAACAGGGCCACTTTAGACTATATGTCTGCAAATGGAAATCCAGAAAGCATAAAGCTTGCCACCATAGTCGCTTTCAGTGCGGGCAATGCAGAGGCGGACAATATTGCAAATCTCATTATTGATAACTGCATACTCAAAGACGAAAATGGCAATGAGTTAAGAAAAGACGGACGCCTACAGTTAGACAATAAAAAGCTACAAGAAATTTATTTAACTGCAAATGCGCTGAACCC